AAATCAGATTACCGTTGCTCAAGACCCAGGGTTGGCAACATCGGAATCTATACAAGCATTGTTAGATATGATTAATTTATCAAAAACGAGAAATACTGGTACACAAAATGTTAGCCTTTACAACTACTATAAAAAGAGAAGTTACTCGGCGGAAATAACATGTTTAGGAAACGCTCTTATACAACCAATGATGTACTTTAATCTAAGGCACGTACCAATGTTCAACGGACCTTACATGATTACAGAAGTAAGTCATTCTATTACACCAGGTTCATTCCAAACTACTTTCAAAGGAACAAGACAGTCAATCTATGATTTACCTTCAATTGAAAATTATTTACAAAAGGTTAATTCAAATTTGATTTCAAAAATTGAAGCTCTTGTTCTTCAACAAAAAGCCGCGACTAAAAATGCCGACGTAACGGAAATTGCTCGTTCGTTCCAACTAATTAAAAATGCTGATGATAATTCAGCAGCCGCTGAAAATTCTTGTGCCGAAAACCTAAATGCTGCCTACGCTAACTGGCAGTCCACAAGTTCTACAAATCTACTTAGCGGAGTAACACCAACCCAGTTCGCAGCTAAACTTAAGGAGAAATTACCGAATGACTCGTTGTTACAAACAATGATTTATATGATTTCTTATGTTAGGACGTACGCTAAAAGCGGAAATCCTTCAGGTCAGTTTAGTGCTTTCGGAAACAACTTGGGTAATATAACTTTGGACTTCAATTACGCAGGACCAACTCAGTTCATGATACAAGGGGTTTATACTTGTGTTAATCTTACAACTGTAAGTCAAAAAAAATCAATGCCTGTTGCCCTATTCCAAACTCTCGACGCATATATTGATTTTATGATTGCTATTTTAACTCCAAATAAAGAAAGAGCTCAAGTCGGAATGTTGAAGTACTACATATGTTTTTTCCCACAGTCCAATATATCTGAAGAGTATTTTGAAACTTTCTCTGATTATTATAACAGGGAGTTTGGTCCTGTACTAGAACAGGCGGAAAAAAGTGCTCAAAGTGTTGGAATTAAAACTACACTTTCTATTTTTGAGTCACCAGTGCCGTCTAATCCAAACAGTTTAAATACACAGACTCCCGCATCTCCGGTTTGTCCATTAACCCTAATAACATCATTCAGTCCTACAAGTGGTAAGGAAGGTGATATTATAACCTTAGAGGGAGACGCTTTACAATTTGTAAAAACAATTACTGTTGCTGGCTCATTAGTGGACAAGAGAACACTTCAATTTATTAATACCAAAAAAATCAAATTTTCTGTTCCCCCAAGAGTTGGAGCATTACCTGTCTCAGGTCCTATCCAAATAACTAGCTCATCCACACCGAACCCGATTAATTCCACAACTAACTTTACATACACGGCATAGTTGATATTTATCTAACTATTGTATATTTATAGGAAATATATTTTATGGATTTAAAAACAGTATTGAACAACTATCTTGGAAAATCAGTTAAATATACTGAGCAAGATTTAGGAGACGGAACAAAACAAGTTTGTGATTTAGAAACTGGTGATTGTTACGTTGTGAGAGAAAGAGATGGTTTGATTGAAAGAGCTGGGCATATGCAGACTTTGAATAGAAAAGTAAGAGTTGAAACCGCAAGAGGGATAAAACAACTTTTAAACGATTAACAAAATGAGTTTAGATTTAAAAATTATAAGTGAAATCGAAAGATACAAAAGTATCAATCAATATATAACCGAGCAAGCCGCTGAGATTCTACCGGTGCCAGGTGAGGAAGCACCATCAGGTGAGGCACCTCCAGCAGAGGCACCAGCAGCAGAAGGGGAACCCAAACCAGCGACCGCTGAACCGATAGATGTGGAGAATGACCCCGACGTTGAAAAGATAGATGATAAAGGTGATTCAGAGGAAAAGGGTGGTGATACCGAAGAATTAGAAATTACTGACTTGGTAGATTCTCAGAAAAATATTGAAACTAAACAAGAAGAGTATTTCCAAAATCTATTCAATCAACTTTCAACATTGGAATCCAAATTAGCTGAAATGGATTCAATAATGTCTAAATTGAATTCGCTTGAAAACAAAATTGAGAAATACAGAGAGAAAACTCCACAAGAAAAGTTAGAACTTAGAACATACGACTCATATCCATTCAACCAAAAACTTTCAGATTTTTTTGAAGATAAAAAAGAAGATATGGAAAAAACAGGTAAACATGATTATGTCCTAACTTCAGATGAAGTGACAGATATAAATGTTAATGATATAAAAAATTCATTTCAACCTGGTAGTCAAACATCTGACAGTTTCGAGTTTAAAAAATAATAAAAGGGACCGAAAGGTCCCTTTTCAATTTGACAAATAGGGAAATCCCAATTATATTTAATAAACATTTAAAACTTAAACAATGAGTAATGTATTAGACGCCGTATTGGCACAGTATGAAAAAAATCAAACAGGGGGCGGGGCCCAATCAAGAATGTCGCAAGACGAAAGAATGAAAAAGTATTTCGCTTTAATCCTTGGTGATAAAGAGAAATCAGGACAACGTAAAATTCGTATCCTTCCAACAGCAGATGGTTCTTCACCATTTAAAGAGGCTTGGTATCATGAAATCCAAGTTGGTGGTCAATGGCAAAAGTTCTACGACCCAGGAAAAAATGACAATGAACGTTCACCTTTGAACGAAGTTTACGAAGAGCTAATGAGTACAGGTAAAGAATCTGACAAAGAATTAGCTAAACAATATAAGTCACGTAAGTTCTATATCGTTAAAGTTATTGACCGTGACAATGAACAAGACGGCCCAAAGTTTTGGAGATTCAAACACAACTATAAGAACGAAGGTATCTTAGATAAGATTATTCCAATTTGGAGAAATAAGGGGGATATCACTGACCCTGATAAAGGTCGTGACTTAATCATCGAGTTGGCTAAATCTAAAACTCCAAAAGGTAAAGAATACACAACAGTTTCTGCTATTATGTATGACGACCCAGCACCAATCTCTGAAGATAAAGACCAAGCTAAAGCATGGTTATCTGATGAGTTAACTTGGACTGACGTTTATAGTAAAAAACCTGTTGAGTATCTTGAAGCAATTGCTGAAGGTAAAACACCAAAATGGGATTCTGAAAAAGGTGGTTATGTTTATGGTGACGACGAAGTTTCAGAAACGGCAATGGGTGGTTCCAAAGGTTCAAAACTTGTTGACCCACAAGCAGACCAAGACGCTGACACAGATTTACCATTCTAATTTATAACTTAGGGCGGCTAAAAACCGCCCTTATTTTTATTTTATGAGTTTCAAAGTAAGAGAAAAACCAAAAAAAATTTACGAATCCGTTACTTTTGAATTTAAATTGGAAAATGAGAAAGGAGATACACTCCAATTGAGAAAGTGGGAAGATGGGAATGGTGGGGGTTTTTACCTCAAAGTGAACGATACTTGGGTGGAATATTATCCTGATGATGACCTACTCGATTTTATTGATTACGATTTAGAATTTTAATTATGGCTATTAAGAAAAACGACTTTAGTAATTTAAAAAAGAAGTTCTCAACTTCTGCGAAATATAAACCCCAAAGATTTTTGGATTTAGGTTCAGATTTCTTGGATGCCGTGGGACTACCTGGTCCTGCTATTGGACATATTAATATGTTCTTGGGGCACTCAGATACAGGTAAAACGACTGCCGCAATCAAAGCTGCTGTTGATGCTCAGAAAAAAGAGATTCTTCCCGTATTCATCATTACTGAACAAAAATGGAGCTTCGACCACGCAAAATTAATGGGGTTCCAATGTGAAGAAGTCGTTGATAAAGAAACAGGTGAAATGGATTGGGACGGATTTTTCTTATTCAATAACAACTTTAGTTATATCGAACAAATTACCGACTACATCAATGAGTTGTTAGATGCTCAAGAAAAAGGTGAATTGAACTATAGTCTTTGTTTTATTTGGGACTCTGTTGGTTCTGTCCCTTGTAAGATGACCTACGAAGGTAAAGGTGGAAAACAACACAATGCCTCTGTATTATCTGACAAGATTGGAATGGGTATCAATCAAAGAATTTCAGGCTCAAGAAAGGCGGATACCGAATACGAGAATACTCTAATCATTATCAATCAACCTTGGGTTGAACTTCCGGATAATCCATTTGGTCAACCAAAAATTAAAGCGAAAGGTGGCGAATCAGTATGGTTGAACTCCTCACTTGTGTTTTTATTCGGAAATCAAAAAGGTGCTGGAACTACAAAAATTACAGCAACCAAAGACAAACGTTCAGTTAAATTTGCCGTTAGAAGTAAAGTGTCCGTTATGAAAAATCATATCAACGGATTAGGATATGACGACGGAAGAATTATTGTTACCCCACATGGGTTCTTAGCGGGAAAGGACAGTGCTGAAGAAAAGGCTTCTATCGAATCCTATAAAAAAGAGTATGCTGATTACTGGAAAGATATCATTGGCGCTGAAGGGGATTTCACTTTAACAGAAGAAAAAGAAGATTGATTGTTCACCCTTAAAATGAATATGTGACAAAGACTTTGTTGGTAGATGGGGACAACCTATTTAAAATTGGATTTCACGGGGTAAAGGACCTCTTTAACGACGGTTCTCACATCGGGGGAGTATACCACTTCATTCC